ATGTTTGTTGACCCATTGCCCGTACCGCCAACTGCACCGGCACCGCCACCGCCGCCCTGCACAAAATTGTACGTTGACCCATTGCCCGTACCGCCCGCGTAACCTTGTGTCGGGGAGGCAGCAGAGCCGCCTGCGTAAGAGTTCCCCAATGAGGCAGCGCCACCACCACCAGAGCCCCCGGACTTACCTGTATTAGGCGTGGCAGCACCACGGCCCCCGCCGCCTCCGCTTGCGGTCAATGTGGTAAGATTGTTGCCCGCTATGGACGAGTCTGAGCCATTGCTGCCGTCACTATTCACAACGCCAGAAGCACCAGCGCCTACTGTGATGGTGTAAACATTTCCTTTTACTAAATAGATTGCGCTTTCAGCCGCGCCGCCACCGCCTGTTGTTTCCCCAGAGGTAGCATTTCTATAGCCGCCAGCACCACCACCTGAACCGCCGTGAGCACCACCCGCGCCCCCGCCAGCGATTACTAAGTATTCTATCGTGTATGGCTTGCCTTGATTAAACCCCAGCCAAAGTGTTGATCCAGTATCATACCACTCTGGAATGCCTAGCGTAGAGTTAAAACGAATGTACCCTGCCCCACCTGCGGGACGTTGTGCAGTAGTGCCAACAGGTAAATCGAAATAACCGGTGCTGGTATTTGCTTGATCAGATATGGTCGCTGGAGTGACTGCTCCAGACGCGAGATTAGAGGCACTTACCGCGCCAGCCCCGATAAAACCTGATCCGATCTTAGTCTGTGGCATTACTCAACTACTTTCCAAGATGTCGTGGCTTCATCCCAAGCGTAAAGGTTACCATCCGTAGGATACGGCACAGGCGATTCCCATGTCCATGTATTTTGGTTCAACACCCAAGATGCGTATGGTTGCGGCGCATAGAACACGTCATTGCCTGAGTCGTAGGTAAAGCCAATGCCAGCGTAGTTGCCGCGCAAGGCAGGCTTGCCGCTAGGCTCGTTGCTGTCGGGATTATAGTGGACGTTACCGCGTGTGTTGTACGAGGTTTGAATCCACGTTCCCGGTGAGCTATCGACGAATGTTTGGAAAAACTCTGGTTCTGCCACGATGACCTGTGTCACCTTTCCATCGACTACTTTTGCAAAGTGTCCCATTACTTAGACTCCTCCTGCGGAGCAATCTGACTCTGTGCTTGCTCACGGATTTTCTGTACCAACTCAAACACCTGTGCGTATGGCGCATTACCAAGTGCTTGAAGGATCAGGTTTACTTCATTGATGGTGAGATCGAGTTTCATTGTGTTCCCTTTAGTGCGTCTAGTTCTGCTTTGAGTTCTTGGATAGCTGCTACAAGATGAACGACGATTTTGCTGTAATCTACACCCTGCGGAACAATTTTCCCGTCTTCATCAACGGCATCTTTTTCACCAGTCACAGCCGCAGGAATAACTTCTTGCAACTCATAAGCGATAAATCCTTCGCCTTTGGACTTGTCGCTAATCCAATCATAGGTAACGGGCTTCAACGCGCTGATTTTTTCTAGACCAGTCGTCATTGGCGTGACGTTTTCTTTCAGACGATGGTCGGATGTTGTAGAATATGTTGTGGTTGTGCCATTAGATGCAATCGTTCCGTTAGTTGTGCCGTTGGCTAAAAATATTGCGTGATAATATGTTCCAGATGAATTTGGAGCATTTGATGCAAAAGAATAAGAATTTGTAGTTGGAACAACAGTTAATCTTCCTTGCGCACCAGTCGTCCCCACCATCAGATTGCCGCTGTTGTCAATGCGCATACGTTCGGCTGGAGAACTTGAGGCACTATTGCAGAAAACGATACTTGAACCGCCTCCAGCTGCGCCAATAATTAAATTTTCCCAATAATTTTGCCCTGATGTGTCGCTTGATGTCCACATCCCATAACTTGTTGGATTGGTATTATCACGGCGTCTTAAAAACCATCCGTTGCGATAATCTGTTCCAGCACTTGCGGGGCGAGATGTATTGCCTACAATTGCACCATTTGTTGCAGTTGCGCTTGGGGGAACAATATCCAACAAATATGCAGGCGAACTCGTCCCAATACCGACGTTGCCGCTAGTATCAATTACAAACGGCGATGTTGGCCCTGTAAAATTAAACTTAGTTGCTCTTAATTCCATCGGAATATTAAGGCTACGGGCATTATTAATTGCTTCAAGCGTAACCGCGCCAGTTATTGTTGTGGCGTTGTAAATACCAAGATTGATGTCTGTTGCCGCTGCAACTTGAAATTTACCAGCTGGTGTGACACCAATCCCGACGTTGCCGCTGGAGTCGATACGCATGCGTTCGGTGTTAGAAGTGCCAAAACTTAAAAAGTTTGCGGCTCTATTCCATAAATAACCAGCGCCAGAATTTTGAAGTAAATCAACGTAGTTTGTTCCATCTGCCAAACGATAGTTTGCTTGAGTAGCATTTGATACCATAACGCCGCCGCCAGCGGTGAAAGTTGGTCCAGTTGTCCCAATCCCGACGTTGCCGCTGGGATCCCAATAAGGGCCGCCCGTGCTAAGGTCAGCAGGAATTACTGCGCCATTAGCAATAGCAGTTGTATCAACAGCTCCTGCGCCAATCTGTGAAGACGTCAGAGGTGTTGAGGGCGGGTAGTTACCTTGATAACCCATCAGTCATCCTCACGTAATTTCAAGCAATGACACGACAGCATCTGCTGTACCGGATGCTGTCACAACCTGTGCACGGATATAGTTTGCTGCTTCAAGTACCACCTTCTGATCACCCCCAACAATCACGATGGATGAGCCGACAGGAACAGGAACCTGATAAGCAAGGTAGTAGGAACTTGCACCCTTCACAACCTGCACGTTAACCGTGATGCTTGTCGTATAGGTGTTAGCAAGCGAGAATCCGATGATCGTTGTCTGTGTTGCCGACGGAGCCGTGTAGATGGTTGTGTAACCACCACTTGTAATCGCAGACCCGTAGCTTTTAAATGTATTTGCCATGTTTTATCCCAGAGCAATAGAAAGCGCCACAGCCGTTCCGGCAGGGTCTACTTGAAGACTTGTTTGAGCACCAGACACCGTTGTAGCACCAGTGCCACCATACGCAATTCCCAAAACACCAGACGTGATATTTGATGCAGAGACAGATGGTGCAACTGTGGAAACAGCGGTCAGTTGACCTTGAGCATTAACCGTAATTACAGGAATTGCTGTAGCAGAGCCATAGCTTGTAGCCGAAACACCTGTGTTACTGATGCTGAAGGTTGTGCCAGCGAGGCTTAACCCCGTGCCAGCAGAGTAGGTAATCGGCGCGGCAAACTGCGTAAATGTCAGCGCAGTTGTTCCGACGGTGATTGGAAGCGGTGTCTGCTGAACCCAAGACGTGTTGGTGTTTGCTGTGCCAGATAGAACAAGAACGAAGTCGCCCTGATCAATCTCGTTGGTTCCTGTGCCGCTGGTGTCGTAGTCCGTGGCACGGGTCATGACCCATGCAGTGGAGCCATTACCAACGGTTGTAACAGTATACACCCCGTTATAAGGAGCATTACCTGCCGTCTCGTTCTTAACAAGAATGCGATTACCAACGGACGGAGTACTTCCGTCTATGCTCAATGCGCCAACAGCATTCGCCGTAAGCGTAGCTCCAACTCCACTTGATCCATTGTTGTAGGTATACGCTGGCAGCGTAGTCGCTGTTGCGTAGTTACAGGCAGCGTGGAAGTTTAGTCCCTGCGCGACCGAATCAACGTATTCTTTGTTTGTAAGATCATACGCGCCACTTGGAACCGTGACCGTCGTACCGCCAGTGATGACAGGAGATGTCAGCGTCTTATTTGTAAGCGTCTGCGTTCCTGTCAGTGTCACGACATTAGAGCTGGTGCTCAAGGCACCGGCTGACAATGACAGTTCACCGCTGACGGAGATCTCTTCCGCCGCACCTGTACCAGCCGTGGTACGACCCAAGAGCCTATTCGTTGCAAGCAACAAGTCATGGTCATCGTTCCAGTTCGACGGCCTGACAATACTGGTGTCAGCGTCGTCCGGTACTGAACTGACGAACTTGTGCTTGAGCGAAACGGTCATTTATCATCACGCTATGCGAATAATGGCATTACTTGCGTCTGCCGCCGGAAACACGATGGTAAACGTACCAGCCGATGCCGTCTTGTCAGAACCGAAGTCCAACACGACAACTGACGGGTTGGTGTATGCACCGCTGCTCGGCGTTGTGTTGTAGATCAACGCGCCGCGAGCCGTGAATGAGGCCGATGCCCATGACGTGTCAGCAAAGTCCGTAAACGCCGTCGTGCCCGAGGACGTCGGGCTGATGCGGGTCAAGGTATTGCCGCCTGCCGTGTAGGCAGAGCCTGCCGTATTGGTCGTTTCACCAGACGTCGTATACGCCGTCGTGGAAGCATCCAGTGTCGCGCTGTTTGTGTACAGGGCAATCTTGAACGTGTCACCGCCTGTCAGCTTGAAATCGTGAACGGCTTCCAAAAGCTGCTGCTTGAAAGACGTACACATATAGTTACCGGAGAATGCCATTATTCTCTCCTTATCCCTGTAACAATTGGCTGGCGACGGTCGATCTATCGCACTCAATAGCCTGTTTCATGTAATAGAGTATAACCTGCTCGACCTGTTTTTGAAAGGCCCTAGCCTGCTCTCCAATCACAGGAGGAGCAGTATCTGAGACCTGTACAATCTTCTGTGCAGCTCGGTTTGCCCAGAACTCCGGCGAGTGGCCTCCGTTGGAGGACGCCACAACATCGACCGAGATCGTGGGCATGTGCATAGCTTCAGTAAACATCAGTTAGCCTTTACCCTAATGAGACCGTCACGATAAGCATCCACGTCTTCTCGGCCTTCGCCGTAGTTCTTGAGACGGGCCAATGCTTCCATGAACCGCTGGTTGTAGGTGTTCAGGAGATCCGGCTCACCCTTCATGAAGGTGTAGGCTTCCACAAGGCAGCCGTAGAGCAGGGCTTCCTGACCATAGTTGCTGATCCACGTCCCGCTCGTCTCCACCGTCAGGCTGGCCGGACGGTAGAAATAGTGCAGTTCCACGCCATAGGTGCTGTTCGGAACGGGGGCCAGAATGAAGTTATTGATGTCAAAGAATGCGTAATACTTCGGAACACCGGTCGCCCCGGTAGGATTATATTCCTGAAGATATTCGACGTCCTTTTGCAGCAAGAAACTGGTCGATCCGTTTGCCGTAACGGACAAACTGAACGCATTCAAGTAGTCAGAAGGTACAGCTAAATACTTGTTACCACTCGTTAAATTAGCCGTCTGATTCTTGCGGAAGAATTGCAAATCGACATTGAACAGAATCCGTTCTTCCGTGTTCAGGATGAACTGGTCTATCTGGCTGTTGAAAGTTGTCTCGTCGTACTGTGTCCAATCCTTAATGGCCTGAACCAGTGTAGCGTATGTCCATGCCATCAGGTGATCTCCACAGTAACAACACCGACCTGAGTAATCCCCTGAAGCAGGGAATTTTGCAAGAACGGAAACTGCCAATCTTGCACCGGCACATCCATCGGCTCATTCCGTGACAGGCGAGGCTCATACAAAGCCTGCGGTTCCGTCGGCGGATAAATCGGACTCAATTGCGGATGCTTGACTTCCCAGCATTCCGGGCAGGTCTTAAGGCCATTCCACTCCTTACGGAGCTGCAAGTAGTCATACTGAAACCCGCACCGGTCACAGATAGCTACAGCATAAGAACCGTAAGCAAAACGTGTCATGTCAACACGCGGTAGGAGCTTCTTCCCGGCGTCAGGTTCAGAGAAGCCCTATCCCTGTCTTCAGTTGCGGCTCTGATAAACTCCTCGTCGTAGACTGCCTTGAGCAAGGCAACACGCTCCGGAGCCTTCTTAATCGCCAGATAATATGCCAACCCTGCTGCGAGACAGGGGTAGAAACGGAACGGCATTTCCATCGTATTGACGCCTGCCGAGGCATCATCCATACGCGTCAGCTTTGTCACGATGACGCTGTAGGTGTTGTCAGGAGTCGGCCAAACGTACAGAACCGGGGTGATCTGACGGTCGATATAATACTGTGTTGGCTGTCCGGTCGTCAGTTTGTTGGGGATATTGTTGTAATATTCCCGGCTGACACGGTCCATTGTCAGGTCCGCTTGTGACGCTGTCCCCTGACCCGTAGGCATACGGCAAATCGATTGAATGACATCGATGTCATACGAGGCGAGGTTGTAGGTCGGCGTACCGGGGACCATTGTGATCGTCTGGTTCTCAATTGTCCATTGCAGGAGCCCACGGTTGGCCCAATCGGCCAAGACAAGATTAAGACTACGACGAGCTGTCCGCTGGTCGTAGCCTGTTCTTACCTCAATACCGCAACGCTCATACGCCTCTTCGATGTACTCAGCGACGTCAAGCTCAAAGGACTTAGTCCCAGAAGTAGCCATTATTAGCAGCCTTTACCGCTCTTCATCATACCGCCCCTGTTCATCTTAGCGGTCTTTTTCTTTGCCATGCCACCACGCTTGTACTCGGACTTCTCCATCATCGGAGATTCCTTCTTCTCGTGCTTACGCATAGCAGCCTTGGAAGCGTACATCTCGCCTGTGCCCTTTTCCTTGACCATAGCGGAGTTCTTCATCATCTTGCCGTTAGGCATCTTGTGCATACCCGACTTTTTCATCTTGGCGCCCTTCTTTAAGAGAAGACCATTTACGATTCCATTTGGCATCTTAGCACATCCTACCTTTGCCGTGACCACGAGCAGCCATGCCACAACCACGGACCATGCCGCCCTTGGCCTTCTTTACGACCATAGGCTTCTTGGGCGTCTTGTAACCTTCCTCAAGATTCTTCTGATATTCCGGATCTACAGGAATATCCGACATTGGATAAGTAGGCTCCTTCTTAGGGGCCATGTCAGCAGGACGACGGGGAGGGAGTGGGATATTCTTCGGCATATTACTTACCCTTCTTCTTTGACATACCAGCTTCTGACAAGGCTATGGCAATCGCCTGCTTACGGCTCTTGACCACCGGACCCTTTTTGCCGGAATGAAGCTTACCAGATTTGAACTCACGCATCACTTTTTCAACTTTACCCGGCATCTTTTTCATTTCTTCCTCGCTGCGCGAATATTGTCGATCATGTTTGGGTATTTACGACCGGCTTTCTTTGCCGCCGCTTTTGCGGAAGCCTTCTGAGCAGGCGTCAAACCTTTGGGTTTGCCAAGACTCTTAGGACGCGGCTTTTCCCAGACAGCTTTCATTTGCCACCTTTTTTCTTGCCGACAGCAATCATGATCGCAATGCCGACCTTTGGCTTCTTTGCGGAGCCGCCGTTCTTCATCGCAGGCATCATCGGAGCCATAGCCTTCATGCCGGGCATCGTCTTACGAGATTTGTTCTTTGCGATTGTCTTCGCAATGCTGGGTTTACGCACCGAACTTCTCCTTGAGTTTGCTTATGCCGCGTTGAACCGTCTTCGTTTCATAGATACGAATACCCGTCCACACTATCGTAAAACCCGCAGCAATAGAAGGAAGCATGCCCATTAACGCACCTAAAACTGTAGTAATTGAAGCAAGATCAAGGACGTGCTTCATGCCGTCATCAAGATGTGTCACTTGCACCTCCACCGTTTTCTCGCTTGACGGAGGCGGCTATTCGGATCTTTCGCAGCCTCCGGAAACTGTTTCATTTGTCCGGCAGAGCGAGCACAGAATGACTTACGGCGCTTTGCCCTTTCACCAGACGGGTTCGACTCGGTCACTGCTGTCTTCAGCTTTGAACCGGGGTTTGCACGGCGATAGGCTTTTACGCCCTTCTCCGTCATTCCAGCCCCCTGCTTGGTAGGGCGGAAATTTCCAGACTTCACGGAGGTCTTGATGCCCATGTCTTTAGCCATCACGCAGTCCCCGCATCATTCTTAATCAAAACAATAACAAACATGCTGGAGCAATAGTTATTCGTTGATGCCCCGACTGCTTGTGCCTCAAGCGTAGTTTTCTCTTGGACCGCC